CACGACGCTCGAGGTGTCGTCGATGGTCGGCATCCTGATCTTGCCGCCGCCCGTCGTCACGATCTCCGAGGTCACGCCGGGGTCGTACATCGGCCCGTGCATCACCATCGTCTGAACGAGGATCTGCGCCAGCGTTTCCGGAACGGTGTAGCCGCCGGCGCTGTCGGTCGTGGTCTGCGCGCGGCTTTCCACCGCCGAATAGCCGGCGCGGAGCGCGCCGCGCATCTCGTCCGGCATCGAGCCGAGATCGCCGCCCGCGCGAAGGTAGGCGTGGAACGCGGAGCGGTAGTCGGGCCGGTCATCCTCCTGGACGCCGCGGGCCTCGCCCGGCGCGCCGGGGCGGCGCGGGTCGGCGGCTTCCTCGGCAGCCCGCTCGGCGCGCTCGAGGCGCTCCAGTCGCTCGGCGCGGGCGCCGAGAGCGTCGTGCTCGGCCATCATCGCGTCGAACTCTCGCTCGATCTCCTTGGCGCGCTCCTCGGGGGTGTCGTCGTTGATCTCGTCGAACTTGGCGCGCGCCTGCGTGGCGATCCGCGCCTGCTGCTCGCGCAGCTCGATGATCTGGCTCGTCGGCATGGGGCTGTCTCCTTCTTGCCGGTCCATGAAAAAGGCCGCCCGAAGGCGGCCTGCTCGATAGGCTGTCGGCGCGGTGCCTCAGCCGTTCTCCCGCGCGCTGGCGAGGTAACTCTGCTTCATCCGCAGCCGGGCGCGCACGGCCGAGAAATTGGCGGCGCGCCGTTCGCGGCGGAAATCTTCGAGGCTGCGAAGCGCGATCTCGGTGCCGGCATAGGCGGGCGTCGTGACAATCGACACGTCATGCAGGCGGGCCTGCAGGATACGTCGGAGCGGCACCTCGTCGGTGTCGTCCCATTCCTGCCTCTCCGGCCAGAACGCGAAGCTCATCTTGTCGAGGTCACCACGCTGCATCTTGTGGTAGATCCGCTGCACGTCGGGGTCGTTCTCCGCCAGCTCGGCGCGCATCTTGAGGCCGCGGCTGTCCTCCTCGAGGCTCAGCGTGCGCGAACGCGTCCGCGCCATCACGGTGCTGTCGTCGTGGTTGTAGACGAACACCACGTCATCACCCCGGCCGAGGCTGTCGGCGAAAGCGCCGGGCGCGATGGCCTCGCGGAAGTAACCTCCGATATCCGTCTCCTGGTCGAAAACGGCCGCGTATCCTTCGACGACGATCGCGTCGCCCTCGGCTCGCACTTCCGCCGGCAGGCGAACGAACCGGCCCCTTGCCTCGAACTCAGGCATCGCCTTCGTCCTCCTGTGATTGTCCATCGTCCTGTCCCTCTTCGCCAGCGCCCGCGCCGGCACCTCCGACCGCCGTGATCGGCACGGTGGCGCCCTGGATCATCAGGCTGTCGCCACCTTCGAGCGGCGGGCGGTTTTCCAGCTGGCGCGCCTCGTTCGGCGTTTCGATGCCGTTCTGGATCGCTTGCGCGTGGCCCTCCATGCGCGTTTTGAAGTCGCCGCGCAGAAGCCCGTCGACGTTGAACTCGCAGAACTGCCGGCCGCCCCGGCCGAAGAGCTTGAGATTGAGCTCCTGCTCGATCTGCTCGAGCCACCGGCGCAGCGTGTGCTTTACCAGCTGCAGATCCTGCTGCTCGGTGTTCGAATAGGTGCCGCGCGTCAGATCCTGCAGGAAGACCGGCGGCAGGCTGTAGACGCGGGCGATCTCCTCGACGGCGAAACGCTTGATGGCCTCGAGTTGGCCCTGCTCCGGGTTTGCGCCGATCTGCTTGATATCAAGGCCCTGCGGCAGCGTCAGCGCCATGCGGCGATCCTTTGCCGCCGAAGAGATCGCGGCCTCGAAATCCTCGGCCGCCCGCTGCAGCGCCGTCGTCGTTTGGAAATTGCCGGTCACGGCGAAGGGCGGCACCCCGCCGTTGCTGAAATACCGGGCCCCGTAGTTCGCGGCCGCGATCGAAAGCGCCACCGCCTCGCGGCAGGTCATGATCGGCGAGCGGGCGCTCAGCCCGTCGCTCTTGAGCATGTAGGTCAGGTCGAGCACCTCGGCGGCCTCGTACCTGAGCTGGCGCTTTCCCTCTTGGTAGTAGTAGCGGGTGCGCAGCGCACCCTCGATCCACTCCCGCTTGACCGTCACTTTCGCGGGGTCCAGCGGCCACAGGTTGATCACGCGGCCGTTCGCGTTCCGCTCGATGAACGTCACGCCGCGGCCGCCGGTGAGAACCGCCTCCATCCAGCTCTTGCGCCACGCGTAGCTTGTCGTCTCCGGGTTCACGGCGCCGTGCAGGATCTGCGCCACGCCCGCCCGCTGGCGCGTGCGGCTGCCGTCGGCGTCGCGCCGATAGGTGTGGAGCGGCAGCCCGGCCACGGTCGCCGCGATGAAGTTGACGGCCGCGAAGACCGCGGGAACGCCGAGCGCGGCGTCGATCGTTACGGTGACGCCCGACTCGCTTTTGCCGAAGATCGAGTCGAGCCCGAGGATCTGCACCAGCCGCGGTTCGCTCTGCGCCGCCGTGAACGGCGCCTGCGCGCGCGACTCGCGCCGCTTGAACAGTCGGCCCAGCATCAGGCGGTCATCCTGTAGCCGGGGTCGAGATCCCAGGGCGTCGGCACGCCTCCCGCGGCGGCCGGGTTGAGGTCCATGAGCATCGCCGCGTTGAAGAGCGCCACCAGCGCGTCGATCTTCGCCGTGCCGGCCCGCTCTTTCGTAATGAACACGTTGTTCCCCCTCAGTTCGGCCTTGGCGTTCGCCACGCACCACCGCATCAGCGCCTGATCGGAATGGGCCAGCGTTCCGTCGAAGAGCCGCCGCTCGAGCCCCTTGATCGCGCCTGAGAGCTTGTAGCCTTGGCCCACGCCCATGATCTGGTCCTCCGCGAACCCGCGGGTGAGCAGTTCGTCGACCAGCGCCGCCACGCCCCACGGGTCGAGGCCGATTGCCCGCGCGTCGGGCAGCAGGTCCGCGTCGCGAAGCCGCTCGCAGATATCCGCGGCGGCTGCGACATGCGCGTGCGCCGTTTCGGTGATCGTCACCTCGCCGGCCGCCTCGAGGTCGCGCAGCAGCGGCGCGATCTCCTTGCGCTGCGCCAGCGCGGCCGAGGTGCACCACGCGGTCGACCAGGTAAGCCAGCGCCGGCTTCCGCTTTCGCGGCCGATCACAGACAGGCCGAAGAGATCGTCGGCGCCGCCCACGTCCGCGCCAACGACAGCCACCTCGCTCCGCTCGATCAGCGCGGCGAGCGAAAGCGCGGGATCGGCGGTGGCCTGCCAGTAATCGGCGCCGACCCACCGCTCCGCGTGCAGCGCCATGCCGACTTCGACATTGAGGTGCTGCGTCGCCCAGGCGATCAGCTCCTGCGGCCCGTCGGCTTCCGCGCGCTTGTACGCCGACACCAGCCGGTCCAGCGTGATCGAGCGACCGAGGTTCGGCGTCACCATTGCCCAGGTTTCCGGCTCGCGCCACGGCTGCGCGTCGTCGCGCTGCATTTCTTCTGGGAACTCGTAAAGCACCGGCAGCGTGCGCACCTCCGCGCCGGCTACCCGTCCATCGCGCACGCCGCGCGCGTACTGCAGTTCCGAGCGGAACACCCCGGCCGGCGGGTGGTCCGATTGCGTCGTGATCATCACCAGCAGCGATTCCGGAAACGGCAGCATCCCGCCGCGCACCTGGCGCAGCACATCCTCCGCGCCCGCCTTCGAGCCCAAGATGTGCACCTCGTCGATCAGGCAGAAGATCGGCTTGCACCCGGTGAGCACGTCCATGCCGAACGTCCGGATCATGAGCCGGGCCCCGGTCACCCGGTCGACGATCGTGCGCAGATGGTCGCGCACGTGAAAGCGATCCTGCAAGAAGCCTTCCGGGTCGGCCTGGATCATGCCGGCCGCCTGGGCGAAGGCGGTGTCGGCGATTTTCTGCGTCGGGCCGATGATCAGGAGGTCGGCGTTCCGCCGCTCGTTGAGCAACATGAACACCAGCGCCAGCGCGGCCGAGCTCGTCGTCTTCGAGTTCTTCTTCGGCACCAGCACGAACACTTCGCCGACGCCGCGCTCGATGCCTTGCGCGGTGCGCTTCTCCGAGCCGAACACGGCTCGCACGATGGCCCGCACCCAGTCTCCGGCCGCCTCGGCAAGCGGCGGCTGGCCCGGCACGTCCGGGAGACGCAGCATGTCGAACACGCCCACGGCGCGGTCGGCGCGGCGGCGGTCGAGCGCCAGGTCGGCGATTGGCGGCGCACCTCGCTCGAGGCGCTCGGCCCAGTCCGTGCAGGCGAAATCCAGCGCCATCAGTGCACCTGTTCCTCGGGCGGCAACAGCTCGCCCCAGCTTCCCGCGGGCTTCCGCGCGCGCTCGGCCGTGCGCGCCTTCTTGCCTTCGGGTTTCGGTTTCTTCGCCGGCTTCGGCAGCCGGTCGATCTCGGCCTGGTCCGCGATCGAGCGCAACTCCTT